ATGGTGCGCATCGACATGTCGGAATACATGGAAAAGCACTCGGTTGCCCGCCTGATCGGCGCGCCGCCGGGTTATGTCGGCTACGAGGAGGGCGGCAGTCTGACGGAGGCGGTGCGTCGCCGGCCCTATCAGGTGATCCTGTTCGACGAGGTCGAAAAGGCGCACCCCGACGTCTTCAACGTATTGCTGCAGGTTCTCGACGACGGCCGCTTGACCGACGGTCAAGGCCGAACCGTCGATTTCCGCAACACGCTGATCGTGCTGACCTCAAATCTCGGAAGCGAGGCGTTGGCGCGCCTACCCGAGCGAGCGGACGTGTCGGTCGCGCGGGAGGCGGTGATGGAAGCGGTGCGTGCCGCGTTCCGGCCCGAGTTCCTTAACCGGCTCGACGAGATCCTGTTGTTCCGCCGGCTGTCGCGCGACGACATGAAGGGGATCGTAACGATCCAGATCGAGCGCCTGAAAAAGCTGCTGGCTGACCGCAAGATCACGATCGAACTCGATGCGCCGGCGATGGCCTGGCTGGCCGACGCCGGGTACGACCCGGTCTACGGAGCCCGGCCGCTGAAGCGGGTCATCCAGCGCGAATTGCAGAACCCGTTGGCGCAGTCGATCCTCGCCGGGCGCATTCCGGATGGGTCGATGGTGGGCGTCACCGCCGGGGACCGCGGTCTGGTCATCGAGGAGGCGGCGCGGGCCGAGGCGGCCTGACAAGGTCCCCGTGCCGGGCAGCGGCTAGATCGAAGCGCCGCGCGGAGACGGGTGGCGCTGCGAGGTTGATCAGCCCTCCTGATCGGTGCCGACGACGAGATGGCATTCCTCCACGTCCGAGCGCGGGATCCGCAGGGTATCGGGCGGGTTCAACTGGCGCAGCACCAGGGTATCGCCCTCCCAGCCCACGAACTGCTTGATCAGCACCGCCTGCCCCTTTTTGTAGACCACGACGTCACGGCCCCGCCTCGGCGGTTTGAACGGGTTGACGTGCAATAGCCAGTTTTGCTCGTAGCGCGGCTCCATGCTGTCGCCCACCATGTAGATGGCGTACGCCGCGCGCACGCCGCCGAGATTGGCTGGGCGCGGGGTGTAGCCGATCTCATCCTGCAGAAACATCTCCTGATCATTGCCGCCGCGTCCGGCGCTGCGGATCGGGATCATGTCCGGCGAGCGTGCAATGCCCGACGGCCGCGCCGAGGGTGGGCGGCCACGTCCGGGGCGCGGCATATCGACGGCGGGTTGCGAACCAACCTCGGCGACGGCATGGCGAAGCACCTCGTCCGGGCTCACCCCGAGGAAGGCGGCAACCTGTACGGTCTCCAGTTGCTTCATCTGACGCTCTCCTTTGAGCATCCGTGAGACCGCCGAAGGGGCGAGCCGCAGGTGGCGGGCGAGGTCGGCCTGGGTGGCGCCGATCCGCTCGAGAGCTTGGTGAAACCAGGAGGCGTCCATCTATGCCCTTTACGCAATTTCTATATTGACAACATACCTAGTCATGTTATCATGGCGATGCGATGATAACAAGGGTATTCGATTGTCAATGTGCGAGGGACCTATGGAGACGCTATCTATCGAGCCGCACGACACTAACGATACCGGGTGCGCCTATCCTCTCGGCGGTAATGGTGAACGCCGAAATTGCGGGGTACGGCGGCGCATAGGCTCGCCTTATTGCTCGGACCATCACAGGCTGTGCCACGTTCCTTGGGGGACGAGCGAGGAAGTCAAGCGGTTGCGCGAGGTCGAAGCGCTGGCGAGCGTCGTCGGCGGGCGTCGGGCTCGAGACGGCGGCGAACCGTCGCAGCGTTTTTTGAGACGGCTGGAGCACGCCGTCCGCTGTTTTTCGTGACCGGTTTGTTCATGATTTGTTCGGAAATAGAATGACCCGTCTGAAATCAGGACGACAAAACCTGTCAGCAGCCTCTCAACAGGAGTTGGCTCCCACCGACGAGCGCATCCGGCAAGGGGCGGTCGAACGGCTGGACCGTCCGATCGCCGATGAAATGGGCCGTTCGGCGCGCCCTTACCGCGCCGTCGACACCTTGGCGACGATGGAACGACGGGGATCCATCACCGCGGGGATGCGCCAAGCCGCAGAAGATTTTCGCGTTCGCTTTCTTAAAGCGCAGCTCGATCCGCTGCGCGCGCTCGACTATTCGCGACCGAGGGATAGCCGAACCGGCCGGGCGAAGGACGGTGGCGAAACGGGGTTGCGGGTCGAAAACGCCCGTCAGCATGTCTGGCGGGCGATCGTCGCGGTTGGTGGTCCGAGTTCGCCCGGCGGATCATGCCTATGGCATGTCGTCGGCTGGGAGTGCTCGCTAAAGGAATGGGCGTTCGAACAAGGCTGGAATGGTCGTCGGGTCAGCCAAGAGGCCGCTTCGGGGATACTGATCGCGGCGTTGGGTGCGCTCGAAACGCATTACCAACATGCCGCATGATTGCGATAATCAGATTTTGCGATTGACAAATCCGGATTGATCTGGTATAAGACAGCGAAATTGGCAAAGCCGGCCGCAGCGATCTGGTTTGAGCCCATCGGGGAGGCCGCGGTGCCGCTCGAAGGGATCGCGAGTTTTAAACCGCCTATATTGTGCCCAGTCGATAAATTGTAACGAGAACGAGTGCTGGCGTTTGCCAGCGACCTTGAATGATTTAATAATACGCTCCGGTGTTCATGATAGTAAAATTTTACGGCAGACGCGGTCGGTGGTGCCTTGGGAACAATCGAGTGACGCGTCAAGAAATAATGGTGAAGCTCGACACTGGCGCGGATCATTTCGCAATGCTCGCGGGCTCGCCCCGGCGCCGGCAGGAGAGCGCGGCGGCCGGTCTCGCGGAGGACGCGTGACGTGTTTGCACGCCAGCTGGCTCGCCGCGTTGCCACAGGCGGTCAGAAACAGAATCATTGACACGCTGAACCCTGACGAAGCCCTTGCGCTGCTGTATGATTGGCCGTTCTGGGCGCGGTCCAATCAGCTGCCGCCGGAGGGTGGCTGGCGAGTTTGGCTGCTGTTGGCCGGTCGCGGGTTCGGCAAGACGCGAACCGGGGCGGAGTTGGTGCGCGCGCGGGTGGCTGCACGAACCGCGCGCCGATTGGCGCTCGTCGCACCGACCGCTGCTGATGCCCGCAGTGTCATGGTCGAAGGCGAAAGCGGCATCCTGGCGATTTCGCCGCATTGGGATCGGCCGCGCTACGAGCCCTCAAAGCGCCAATTGACCTGGCCCAACGGAGCGATTGCCACCTTTTACAGCGCGGATGAGCCCGAGCGGCTGCGCGGACCGCAGCATGATGCGGCATGGTGCGACGAGCTTACCAGCTGGCGCTATCCGGACGCCTGGCACATGCTGATGTTCGGTTTGCGCTTGGGCGAGGATCCGCGGGTCGTCGTTACCACGACACCGCGGCCAACCAAGCTGCTGAGGGCGCTGATCGAGGACCCAGCAGTCGCGGTGACGCGCGGCACAACCTATGACAACCGGCCCAACCTGGCACCGAACTTCCTCGACCAGATCATTCGCAAATATGAAGGAACCCGGCTCGGCAGGCAGGAAATCGAGGCCGAAATCCTTGATGATCTTCCGGGCGGGTTGTGGAATCGGGATGGCATCGAGGCTACGCGCGGACGCATCGCTCCTCCCTTAGCAAGGATCGTGGTTGCGATTGATCCGGCGGTTACCTCGGGCGAAACAGCGGATGAGACGGGCATTATCGTCGCCGGCCGAGACGCGGACGGTCACGGTTGGGTTTTAGCGGATCTTTCCGGACGGTACCGGCCTTTGGAATGGGCCAAAACCGCGGTAGCGGCATATCACGCGCATCATGCCGACCGGGTAGTAGCGGAAGTCAACAACGGCGGCGAAATGGTCGAGTCGACCTTGCGGGTGATGGATCCAGATCTGTCGTTCGCGCCGGTCCGTGCGTCGCGTGGCAAAGTTACCCGGGCCGAACCCGTGGCTGCGCTCTATGAGCAGGGGAGGGTGCACCATCAGGGTGTCTTCCCGCAACTGGAAGATCAGATGTGCAGCCTGATCCGAGGCGGCTTTGACGGTACGGAAAGCGCCCGGCTGGGGTTCTCTCCGGACCGTGTCGATGCGTTGGTTTGGGCGATAACCGACCTTTTGCTGGTCCCGATTATCGGCGAAGGAATTTACGACATCTATCGTCAACTGAGCGGCCAGCTGTCCCAGCCGAGCCGCTCTAAACCGTAAACTAGCGAGTTAAGGAGGACACAGTCTGTGCCCCTGTTGGTCAAGGATGCGAACACGACGACGCAGTCGCTATCGACCGGGCTCGACAGCTCCGGCAATTTGGTGCCGCTGCATTCGCCCGCCGCGATCGTCGCCGGGATCGCGACGCCGGTCAGCTCAGCGGCGCCGCTGCCGGTAATCAATACCGCCGGTTCGGTGGCAAGCGACGGCAGTGGCACGGTTGTCGCCGGCGGCTCTGCACAAACGCTGTTCGGCGGGATCGTGCCGGTCAACGGCTGGCTGGTCGCCAACAACTCCGCGGCGGCGGTCTATGTTTCCGATGTTGGCGTCGCAACATCGGGAGGAGCTTCGATCCCAATCGCGCCGGGCAGTGTATTTGCGACGCCTCCTGGATATAAGCCCGCGGGCGCGGTCAGCCTCTATGGCTCCGCCGCCGGTCAAGCCTACGCCGCGCGGCGCTGGTAACGAGGTTAGTTGTCGAAAACACAACATGAATATCGATCCATCGGTGACGTGTCCCGCGACGCAGCCACAGGTCGGCACGGCGGCGGCAATGGAGACGACCGGGGTGGGGTGCGATGATGTCTCTTTCCAAGATTGCCGCGGTCGGGATCGCTGTCGGCGCCGCGTGTGCAGCGCTGACGGCCCGGTCCTTCGCCCAATCACCAGGAAATTTCTCGACCTTGTCGACGACGGGCACTGCCACGCTCGGCGGTGACGTCCTGATGTGTTCCGGTCGCCCGTGGATCGATGTGCGGTGCAACGGTGCGGTGGGGGATGATAGCCACGACGACACCACGGCCATCCAGACCACGATAAACAGCGCGATCGCGAATAATTGGCCGCTTCATATTCCAGCAGGCACCTACAAAGTCACTGCGGGCCTGGTAATCGACTACGCAAGCCAGGCGGCCAACGGCTTTCGCCTGATCTCAAATGGCGCCACGCTAGACGGCCGAGGCGTGCCGACAGGGCCCGTAATCCAAATTCAGTGCGGTGGCGGCAGCTCCGGCAGCCCTACCGGATGCTTTTATTTCAAAGAGGAAGGGTCCCTGTTTGTCAACGCCAATGCCCCTGGATACGCAGTCATCGTCGGCAAGACCGATTTCTCCGATGCGCATAATTCGATAAAGATCGATCATCTGATCGTCAATAACTCGAGCGCCAGTCCCTCGGCTGGGGCGTGCCAATTCAACGATGTCCTGGACAGCGACATCTATGCCGTTTGCGATTCGTCGGGCGGGGCCGCGGGAATGGCCTTTGAGCAAACCCAATTCTCGCGCGTCTCCGGATCGGCAACCGCGTCGGGAACCGGTGGACGCGGTGTCGTCCTCGAAAATGGCTACAATTTTTCAAACACTTTTTTCGGACTTGACCTCGAAGTGTCGCCGACGTGCTTATCAATAACTTTTAACCACAATGGATTGAATACATTTGTCTCGCCTTATTTCGACTGTGTCACCGCGGTTAACGCGACATCGAGCACCAGCAATATTTTGATAAATCCGAATTATGGCGGCAATGTCATCAATTTTGGGCCGAATTCGGTGGGGATGTCGGTGCAGGGAACAGGCTCACGCGCCAAGTGGATTTTTCCATCGACGGCAACTTACACGGCAGCACCGATCGACGATGGAATCTCGATTTCCAGCTACAACGCGCCGGGGGCATCGATGGTGGTTACGCTACCACCTGTCGCCAATGTGAATTCCGGCTGGTCGATGGCGGTCGCGACCGACAATGGCAAAGGAATGACCGTCGACGCACCGACCGGCAATATCGTGCTGGGGGGCAAGTTCGTGCCATCGGTGACATTGGGCGGCGGGAATTACGAATACCTGCGCGTGCAGTCCGATGGCAACAATTGGCGTATTGTGTCGTCAACCCGAAACACACGGCTGAACATGGGTTTTGAGCCCCCGCCCTGGCCGAGCAATTGGCTTTATCCGACGAGTTCGGGTTACGCCGCCACGCTCGGCGACAACGGCAACACCTTGTCCTCGTACGATACGTCGGGCGGGCTCACCGTCACCCTGCCCCCAACCACCAGCCTGCCCAACGGCTGGTCAATGGGGTTCGCCACCGACAACAACAAGCCGCTGACCGTCGCGGTGAACAGCACAGCCGGCGGCCGCATCATCTGGCCGGGGTCGGGTGCCTCGGCGATGTCGGTCAGCCTTGCCAACAACAGCGAAGGCGCCTACGAATATTTGACCGTGCAATATGATAGTTTGTCGGCCGGCGGCAATTTCCGCGTTGTCGATGCCACCCCGGCGACCTGGCAGGCGATTGGCGGCATCGGCTCGGCCTCGATTTCGCATTGGAGCTTTCCGTCGGGGTCGACCGCCTATGCCGCGAACCGAGCCGACAACGGCAATGTGATCTCGGCCTACAACAGCACGGGCGCCTTTCTGACCGTGATCCTGCCCCCGACAAATACGATCTCGATGGGCTGGACGATCGGGCTTACCAACGACAACGGCAAGATCGCCAATGTCCAGGTCAATAGCACGTCGGGCGGGAATATTCTTTATCCGGGCAGCGGGAACGCGCTCAATAATTTGTCTCTCGCCTCCGGAAATTATGAGCTGCTGGTTCTGCGCTTTGACGGCAGCAACTTCCGGGTTACGGAAGCGACGCCGGCGACGGCCGCCCTGACCGGGATGTCCGGCTCGACGCCCGACATCAACCGTTGGAATTTTCCATCGGCGGCAACTTATGCTGCGGGGCCGAGCGACAACGGCAACGCATTGTCGAGCTATAACACCTCTGCCGGGCTCACCGTAACATTGCCGGCGACGACGACCATTGCGCCCGGCTGGACCATGGGGTTCGCGACCGATGACGGAAAGCCGCTGGCCGTTCAGGTCAACGAAGTTTCAGGCGGATCGATCCTCGAACCAGCGCGAGGGGGCACCTCCACTTCGTCGATCGCTCTTGCCGCCGGGCAAAACTACGAATTCCTCCAGCTCCGTTTTGACGGCAGCAATTTCCGGATTGTCGGCGCTACGCCGCAAACGATCAATGCGCTTGGCGGTTTGATCTCGCCTGGCACGCCGGCTTCGAGCGGGGCCCCGTGTAACGTTGGGCAGCTCCAGGCCGACATCAACTATCTTTATTTCTGCGCCGCGCCGAATACGTGGAAGCGCGCGGCACTGTCTTCATTCTGAGCGGAGAGGCCTCGACCGCAGAGAGTGCGATCATCTCGGGCCGCTGCAAGAGCCGTATCGATCTCTCGTGCTTCCGGCCGCCAACATGATGATGTCTCATGAGATTGACAGAAGCGCGAGGATGACAATGTGGTTATCGCGCAGCTCGAAGCTTTCCGAGGTAGCGGCATGACCGCGCCAAGCGGAAAGCGCACCTCTCTTGCTTCCTATAGTTGGGGCGGGTTGGGTTCACAAAACGATATCACCCAGTATCGGGAGGTCTTTCAACCCGATCAAGGGATTTTTTCGCCGGGCTATCCGCTGGTTCCGCCCGAACGCGAGCGTGTCCGGGTTTGGGATTTCCCGGTTGGTTACAATACGATTTACACACCACGCGGTTACGAGCCGACCGGGTTTCACGAACTGCGCGCGTTGGCAGAAAACCATGACATTACCCGGCTGGCGATCGAGACCCGTAAGGATCAGATCGAAAAACTCGAATGGGAGATTAGGCCGCGCAACGAACATAAACCAACCACGGACGTGTCGGCGCGCATTGCGGCGCTGACTGAATTCTGGCGGAAACCCGACGCCGAGCAGCCATTTGGAACTTGGTTACGAGAGTTGCTCGAAGATCTGCTGGTGTTGGATGCGCCGTGTCTCGAAATGCGACGCAACCGTGGCGGTGACATTATCGGTCTCGACGTTGTCGACGGTTCGACGATCAAAGTATTGGTCGATGATACCGGTCGGCGCCCTGGGCCGCCAGCGCCAGCTTATGAACAGGTCATTCATGGCCGCCCGTGGCGACTTCTGACCGCGGATGAGCTGCTTTACCTGCCTCGAAACCGACGGCCGCATAAGGCGTATGGGTTCGGGCCGTGTGAACAGATCGTCATGACCATCAATATCGGCTTGCGCCGCCAACTCATGCAGCTGCAGCACTTCACCGAGGGCAACGTCCCGCCCGGCCTGTTGAATGCTCCGGACGGCTGGAATGCGGAGCAGATCCGCCAATTCCAGGAATGGTTCGACTCCATCCTCGCCGGCAACACGGGCAGCCGGACCCGGTTAATTTGGGCGCCGACTGGCGCAAGATACCAAGCGTTTAAAGAGGCGCCGTACAAGGACGAGTTCGACGAGTGGTTGGCTCGGATCGTCTGCTACGCCTTTTCCCTGCCGCCCACGGCGTTCACCCCGCAAGTGAATCGTGCGACGGCCCAATCCGCGCAGGAGACGGCGCTCGAGGAGGGCCTTGCTCCGCTGACCGGCTGGGTCAAACGCCTCGTCGACGGCGTCATACAGGACCGTATGGGGCACGCGGACCTCGAGTTCGTCTGGTCAGGCGCGAGACCCACTGATCCAAAAGATCAGGCATCCATACTCGACATCTACGTCAAGGACGGAATCTATACTTTGAACGAGGCGCGCGACATCCTCGGGTTGCCGCCGACTGAAGGCGGCGACCGGCCGATTTTTCTAACCCCAACAGGCCCGATTCCACTGAGGCCGAGCCCAACATTGGATTAGCAGATCACTCCCATTAGAGGCTGATCCGCGCGAGTTCCGGGTCTATTCGAGCGGGGAGCATCCCGGCCGAAAGTAGCTGGCACCAAGCCCAGTCTGCGGCGCTACTCCTCAATCGCGATGCTTTTAAACGATGCTGCTTTTTGCGGCCGCACGCGCCCTGCTGTCAAAGACGAGAAATTAAGGAGCCAATATGAGCGTTCTTCCGAGCGACCTCGTTGCCTATGGCTCGGCCTACATGCCGGAGGCCGATGGAACTACTGTTGGCGGCGCGGTCGATTTTTCGCGCCGCGTCGCCTTCTACGACATCACGCCGGCCGGTACGATCAACTTCGTCTCGTCGAGCGCCACCGATACGCACGTTCAAATCCAGGTCGCGGGGCGCGACAGCTCCGGAGTGGTCCAGACCCCGGCGGCGGTCACGCTCAACGGCAACACGCCCGTCAGCGGCTCGCAGAGCTTCGAGCGGCTGCTCTACGGCGTCGTCTCCGGCGCTTCGCCGAACGGGCCGCTTTCCGCCCCGACCGGGGGCGCCGATACGACGCTCTCGGCGAACATCACCAGTTCCGCCACCTCGATGACGGTTACGGCGGACACCAATTTCCCGTCCTCCGGCAACTATTATGTCGCGGTCGATACCGGAGCCAGCTTCGAGATCATGCAGGTGACCGGCGGCCAGGGCACGACCACCTGGACCGTGACGCGCGGCGTCTCCGGGTTTCAGGGCGGCGTCGCGCATTCTTCGGGCGCCGCGGTCTATTTGATGCCGGTCGGCGACGTGGCGGGGATCAGCAACATCGCGGTGATCTCCGGGCACACCGCGCAGACTGGTGCAGCCAGCCACAGCGGTACGACGCCAGCGCTGATGAAATTGCAATCGGGCGACGGCGCCAGCGTCTCGCCCGGCCAAATCATTCAGATCACCAACAACAGCCCGTCCGGCGTCGAATACCAGCTCCGCATGATTATCGCGACTTCGGGCTACGGCACCGACGTGGTGGCGATCAATCGCGACTGGTCGACGATCCCGACAAACGCGACAACCTACAGCGTGTTTCAAGGGATGCTGTTCGAGACAGGCTTTGCCAGCTCGGGGGCCTCCTATGGCGACCCCAACCCGGTGACCTCGGTGATCCGCTGCTTCTCGACCTCGGCCGCCGACGTGCCGACCGGATCGGCGCGATACTTTTTCGAGAAGGTATTTGTCGTCAACAACAACACCGCAACCGCCCTCACCGGGGCGCAGATCGAGATCGCCAGCGAAACCCCGACCCTGCCGTCGGGGGCATTGCTCGACGCGGCGCTGACGACAGCGCTCAACGACACCAACACCTGCAACCCGCGGCAGCAGGCGTCGTCCTTTGTGGCGACCGGATCTGGCGCGTTTGTCACCCAGCCCGCCTTTATCAGCGTGCCGTCGCCGGGCAACCTGCCGTCTGGTGCGGCGCCCAACGCCATCGGCGCGCAAGGCGTGTGGCTGCGGCTGACCCTGCCGGCCGGCACCGCCGCCTACAAGGGGTCGGCCGACCTGCGCACGCAGGGGACGACGACCTGATGGTTCGGCTTCGCATCGTGGCGGGCCGTCGATGACGTTTATCTCAGTCCTAGCCACGCCCGGCGCGCAAGCGTTCGACACGGACACGGTGTTGACGCAAGCACAGGCACCGGCGCTCGCCGCGCAAGGTTACGTCTGCGCTATCCGCTATGTCAGCCGCACCAGCTCGAACGCCGCGGGCGACATTTCCGCGAGTGAGGCGCAGACGATCATCGAGGCCGGCCTCGGGCTGATGCTGGTGCAGCATTGCCCGCCGGCCTATTGGACGCCGACGCCTGCCGTCGGCACGCAATACGGGACGGCTGCCGCGGCGAATGCGTCGAGCGTCGGGTATCCGCGGGGTGCTACCCTCTGGCTTGATCTCGAAAACATGCGGCCCGGCTGCGGCGATCGGGCGATCATCGCCTATGTCAATTCGTGGTGCCGCGCGGTGGCGGCGGCAAGATATTTGCCGGGTCTCTACTTCAGCGCCGATTGCCCGCTGACCTCGGGTCAGATTTATCTCGACCTGATCGTGACGCAATACTGGCGCTCGCTCAGCGCCGACACGCCAGCGGTCGCGGTACGCGGCCCCTGCATGCAGCAGTTCGTGCAATACGGGCAGGTCGCCGGGATCGACATCGACCGCGACGTGATCATGGCCGACGCGCTTGGCGGCCTGCCGTCATGGGCGATCAATCAGCCGACCCTGGCGATCGACGCGATATGATCTTCGGCCGCTCAAACTGCCTCTTTTGGGCACTGGGGCGGTGGCGGCGGTTTGGCGGCTATCTTTTGGTGCGCCGCTCGCAATGGGGTCCTTTCCCTCATTTCGCCTGGAGCGAGACGCTGCAAACCTTCAAGAGCTTCGAACCGTTGCACCCGCGGCGTCGACGGCTGCCGCCGCTGATCTTCCGCGGTCGGGTCAGGACGACACGTCAGCCGCCATGATTTTTCAGTCAAATTAGCCGGGGATCGCGAGATGGTGAAGCGGCTCGAAGCGATGCCCGGAGGCGTGCAGCAGAGCCTCGCCCGCGCCGTGAACCCGCATCGAATTGCAGCGCGGCAGACTGTAGGACCAGGTGCTCAACGCCCGCACCGGCATCCTGCATCCGCCGATGGCCACGCTCGGCGGCGGCGGTCGATGAATTTAGCTCTCGACGGTAGCACCCAGGCTTTCGTGTTCAGGCTGCTTCCGCGTTCTAGGGGCGGCGCGCCAGTTTGGATGATCATTGGCCCGGTCGGATAACCCATGACCTGGAACCTCATTGCGTCTACCTCGGCGACGCCCGGCCCAAGCGGTGGGTCGACCTCAAGCATCAACACGACTGGGGCCGACCTGATTGTTGTCGAGGTCAGCCACTACAACGCAGCGACGCCAAGCTTTTCCGACAGCAAAAGCAACTCGTGGCAGCAGATCGGAGCCTTCACCCAAGGCGCCGTCACAACATCCCTGTACTTTTCTCTTGGGCCGACGGTCGGCGCCGCGCACACCTTCTCGGCCACCGCCGGGGGTTGCTATCCCGCGATTAACGTATTGGCGTTCTCCGGTTCGCCAGGCAGCGGCAGCTACGACCAGGTAAGCCACGCCACGGCGGCGAGCGCCACGTCTCTTGCCGCCGGCTCGATCACGCCCTCGGTAAGCAATTCCCTGATCATCGCCGCCCTCGGGACAGACGGCGGGTCGAGCCAGACGATCAGCGTCGGCACGGTCCAGGAAAATGCGCCGTGGGTCAACAACGTAAACGAAGGCAGCTCGACCGCCTATGACGAACAGTCCACGGCCGCGGCGATCAACCCCGATTGGTCATGGACTGGGGCCGCCAATGCGGCTGCGATCGTTGTTTCATTTGAGCCGGGGTCGAGCGGCACATCGGTCACCGCCGACGTGCTGGCGCCACTCGAATTCGCCGAGACGGTGCTGCGCGCGCAGCCGGCTGGGGCGGTGCGCGTCTTTCTGACGTCGGGCTCGACCTGGACGGTCCCGGCCAACTGGAACAGCGCCAACAACACGGTCGAGGTCGTCGGCGATGGCGGCGGCGGCGGCACCGGCTATGGTTTCTCGCCGGCGGCGGGCGGCGGCGCCGGCGGCTATGCCAAGGCGGTGAACCTGGCGCTGACGCCGGGTCAGGTGGTCAATATCGGGATTGGCGCCGGCGGCGCTGGCGGTGCTGCGGCCCAAGGCGGCAACTCGGCCGGGACCGGCGCCAACGGCAGCGGCACGTGGTTTGGCGGGACAAGCTTTTCGACAGCATTGGTCAACGCGTCTGGTGGCACCGGCGGCCTTGCCGCCTATCTGATCAATGGCAGCCCCGCCAATGGCGGCGGCCCCGGCGGAGTAGGCGGCGGCTCGGCCGCGAGCCTGACCCATACCGGTGGCGCCGGCGGCAACAACTCGTCGGGCAACGATGGCGGCTCGGGCGGCGGCGGTGCGGCTGGCCCATCGGGCAACGGGGGCGCCGGCGCCGAAGGTGCCGCTGGCCCCGGCAGCGGCGGCGGCGGCGCTGATGGCGGCACTGCCGGCGAGCAAGGCAATATCCCAGGTTCCTACACCGGCGGCGCCGGCGGCAACGGCCCCGGCGGCACCGGCGGCGGCGCCTCGGTTTACGCAGCGCCAGGAAGTAACATTTCGGTCGCCGGCAACCCGGGCACGGCGGGCACCGGCGGCGGCGGCGTCGGCTCGACCCTGGACGGCGAAAGCACCTCGATCGTCGGCGATGCCGCCGGCAATGGCGCCACGGGGTCGGAATGGGGCAGCCATGGCTGCGGCGGCGGCGGCGGCGGCGCCTGCGGGCTCGGCAACGCGACCGCGACCGGCCAGGGCGGCGACGCCGGCAACTACGGCGGCGGCGGCGGCGGCGGCGGCAACACCTTCCCCGGCTCGGGGGCGGGGCGCGGCGGCAACGGGGCAGCGGGGCTGATCGTCGTCAGCTTTCAGGCGGGCGGCGACCCGGTAGAATTTTTGGCAGCCGGGCGGCGAGATCTCACGACCCCGCTGGAAAGCCTCGGCACCAGCGGGACTGAATTAAATTCAGACGCAATAATTCGAGCAGAAGTCCAGGCCTCGCCCGCGGCCGATGTCGCGGCCAGGCTCGAGCTGGCCGGTACGCCCCTACGAGACAGCAACAATCTAGTCGAAAGCAGCCGTCGCTTATTGGTCGATCCGGCCATCGCATTAGATGTGTCAACCGTCTTGCGTACAGTGCCCTTGCTGACGACGGAACTCCTCTCTTCCGCTGCGATTTATTGGCCGGCGCCGATTGAATGGTCGGGTGGGGTGTTGGTGGAGCGCGACGCCCTGATGGCGCCCGAGTGGAGCGCAAGATTGAGGCGTGATATTGCCGCTGCGGTGGAGACGGTCGCGGTTCTCGCAGTCGACCAAAACCACGCCGTCGAATGGGTCGGCACCACATGGCACGACAATCCCGGGGCGGCAGAGGTGCTCAGCCGACTTTTACCTGTTGCCGAATTGGTCGTCGAGTTATCTTCAGGTGGTATCGTAATAGTAGCCGACTCTGCATTGTTAATTGAGAGTGTAGGAACTTCCTCTGTTGAATTGTTTTCAGTGGACACCGGCCCCAACCGGGTTCGGCTGCTGACGACGCCAGGGCGAATTCGCCTTCTTCGGAGAAACTAAGATGCGTTTGCCGATGGCGTTCGACCCAATCGAGGTCGGCGAGGTCGATTATTTTGCTTTCGATTTCACCGCGGATGTGGGAGCGGCAACGATCGTATCGACGAGTTGGACCTCCGCACTCGCCCCCTTTCAGACCGCAACCGACCCCACTCCTCAAGCGCGGGTTTTGGCGGCCGCCTCGGAAATGATGATCCAATTGCGGTCGCCCCGTGACGGCTCTCTGCAAACAAAAACCGGCTCGTTCTCGGTCGCTACTATCGGCGGGATGCCAGCGTCAGCCATCGGCGCAACCTATATTCTTGAAGCTACAGCTACGCTCAGCGACGGCCGGGTTTTGAAGCTCAATTCGTCTGTGCTGTGTGCGCCTTCGGGTTAATGACCCAGCAAATCGCCATCCAGAACGGTCTAACTTTTGCTTTTGATTGCGGCAACCCTTCTCAGCTGAAACCAGCACTACAGCCCGGAAATCGGACGATGAGAATTTATCTGCCAATCGCCAAGGTCGATGCTGAAAGGCGTGAAGTATGGGGTTACGCCTCGACCGAAGCGCGCGACGACCAAGGCGAGATCGTCAAACGCGATGCACTCGTTAGGGCGCTCGGCGACTATATGAAATTTGCCAATATTCGAGAGATGCACCAGCTCTCTGCGGTTGGTGTCGCCAAGGAAGCCGCGGTCGATGACAAAGGTCTCTATGTCGGAGCCAAGATCGTTGACGATCAGGCGTGGCAGAAGGTGGTGGAGGGTGTCTACAACGGCTATTCGATTGGCGGACGTATAACGCAGCGCGACCCCGCCGACTACAAGACGATCACCGGGCTTGTGTTGAACGAGATTTCTTTGGTCGATCGTCCGGCCAACCCCGAAGCGGTTTTCGATTATTGGAAAGCGTCAGGAGCTTCACCCATGCCGGAGACCCGGTTCAACCCGCCATTCCAAATCTGGGCCTGCGGCGTGCCCGAGCACCGTCATCTTGCCAAGGCCGAGGCATTGAAGTGCCAGGAACAACTAGCAGGTTCGGGGCTTGATTTAATTGCCGCGGCGAGAAACGCAATCGCGACCGCCGAAGACGCGCTGGAGAAGGCCCAGGACAAGGCCGAGAATGAAGAACCCTACGGCGATGTGGCATACGCCGATCCGGGTTATCAGTCCGACGGCAAGAAACGCTACCCGATCGACACCGAAGCGCACATCCGCGCCGCCTGGAACTTCATCAATCGGCCGAGCAATGCGCAGAGGTACACAGCGGCCCAACTCGACAAGATCAAGGCCCGCATCCTCGCCGCCTGGAAAGCAAAAATCGATAAGGAAGGCCCTCCCTCGACGCAAGACATGAGAAGTTCGGGAAGAACCCCGACCCGTCTCGCCTTAACAAAGGCACTATGGGACGTCGGCCATGTCGCGCGGATCATACTCGATCTCAACTGGCTGAAGGAGAACCTCCTGGTCGAAGCGGCGATGGAAGGCGACGGCTCGCCGCAGCCCGCAAGGCTGCAAGCCGTCATTGGCGAGCTGTGCGGGTTTCTTAATGCGCTGGTGGCGGAAGAGACCAGTGAGATTTTAAATGACGCGGAGCTCGTCGCCGACCCTGAGCAACCGAGCGCTTCGGACATTATGGTCATGGCGGCCGGGAGGACCGGCGCCACTCTCATTGCTGATTTGTGCCGAGGCCGAAGCGTGAAAATGCAGAAATTCGGCGCCGCGATCCTCGCCAAAACCAAGCATAGCGACGGGGACCAGGCGCTCCTCGACCTCGCCTATCATGCGATCAATAAATGCATGGGGATGGATGGCTTGCTGTTCGCTGAAAGGAGCCACGTCGCCAAGGCGCGCGACGCGTTGCAGGCCGCAGGTGCCATGGCGAGTGAGGAAGCGACGGTCGATACCGCGCGTTACCCCGAAACCGCGCCCCCTATGGTCCGCCCACCAGCGGCGGAATTCCGGCCGGGCCAAAACTCCACGGTTGATGCCTCGAAGCACCCGCTGTCGGGCGCCGCAAATGGAATGCTGGAAATGATCGCGACGGCGCTGGGCAAAAGGGGACAGGGTCATCAAGCGTTGATGGATATGGCCCATGACTGCATCGGCAAGCTGACGGATGGCGAATGTTGCGTTACCGCCAAAGCCGGCGCCCGTCATTCCAAGGAGACACTGGGCCACCTCGCCAAAGCGCACGATCATCTCGTAGCCGCCGGGGCGAAATGCGACGCCGCCGGATTTGCCGACAAGGCCGAATGGGAAGGAACGGAATTTGAACCCGGCAAAGCCGCGATGGGAAACCTTTCCAAGATGCTGGCTGGGGAGCGAGCCGAAAAGGCGGCCTTGATCGCGACCCTGACCGACATTGTGCCGCGACTCGATCAGTTGACGAAGAGGGTCGAAGATATCGCGCGCACCCCGCTGCCGCCACTTGCGGTTGCCAAAAACGTCACCGCGATTTCCAAACAACAAGACGCCGGCGGCGATGGCATCTCGCCCGACGAACTCGCCGCGGCTTTTTCTCGAATGAGCAAGGAAGAGCAGACCCTGACATTGATCAAGGCGAGCTATGCGCGACCGATCCAGCCGCCCGGCCTGATGCGGGCGAAGGAGACGCGCGGCGAGTAAATTCGGCTCTAACGCCGTAACCGAACCCGGCGCCTCGCCGGGTTTTCTTTGCCCCCCTGTTGGGAGGAATTGTAAATGAGTTCGATTACCCAGGAATCGCTGGAGCTGTTGAAGAGAGCTCTGGCCACGCCGGACGACACGCTCACCAAATCGATCTCGACCGCGACCGGCCTCGTCGCCTACGACCTGCAGGCACCCGCGAAAAATCTCTATCCCTTTGTCACCCCGATTCGCAACGTCATGCCGCGAGTAGGCGGCGGCACCGGCACCGCGACCAATTGGCGCCAGGTCAATGCGATCATCGGCTCCGGCTTCGACGCAATGGGCTGGGTTCCGGAAGGTCAACGCTCGGGCCAGATGTCGTATTCGACCTCGAGCAAGTCTGCCACCTTTGTCACTATTGGCGAGGAGGACGCCGCGACCTTTGAAGCGATCTCGGCCGGTCGCGAGTTCGAAGACATCCAGGCGCGGATGACTTTCCGGCTATTGCAAAAGATGATGCTGAAAGAGGAGATGGCGATCCTCGCTGGAAACGCCTCGCTGATGCTGGGTACCCCAGCGACCCCGACCCTGTCGGCATCAGGCAGCGGTGCTATCCTGCCCGCTGGAACGTATTTCGTCAAGGTTGTGGCCCTGACCCTCGAAGGCTATCAGAATTCCAGCGTGGCGGCCGGCGTTGCCACAACCAAGACCATCACCGGCGTCGACAACAAGACCTTCGCGCTCAACGGTGGCTCATCGAACATCAGCGGTGAGGCGAGCCAGGCAGTAACACTCGGCCAGACCTTGTTTTGCAGCGTCGCCCCGATCATGGGCGCCGTCGCCTATGCCTGGTACGTCTCGGCCTCGACCGGAACCGAGACATTGCAGGCGATCACGACGATCAACAGTCTCGCTGTTTCGGCGCCGCTCAGTACCGGAAACCAACCTCAAACCGCGATTACAGGGGATAGTTCGGCCAATCCGAACTATGCTTATAACGGCCTGCTGACGACCGCGCTCATGGCCGGCTCGAACGCCTACGTCAACACTTTGTCGACCGGCACCCCGGGAACCGGCACAACCTTGACGCCCTCGGGCCGGGGCTCGGTGGTCGAAATCGACACAATGTTCCAGACGATGTGGAACAATTTCGAGCTGTCGCCGACCGTCCTTTACGTAAATTCTCAGGAGCTGAAGAACATCACCACCAAAGTGCTGTCGAACAGCTCCGGGCCGCTTCTGCGTTACGACACTCCCGCCGACGGAAGCGAGGGCGAGTATCAGCTGACGGCGTCCGGGACGGTGCAATTCTACTACAATCCGTTCGCGATCTATGGCGGGTTGCGCATCCCGATTAGAATTCACCCGCGCGTCCCGCCCGGCACGATCATCGGCTGGGCCGAGAACCTGCCGATCCAGTATCAGTCGAACGAAGTGCCTAACGTGGCCGAGGTCAAGACCCGGCAGGATTACTATCAGATCGACTGGCCGATCGTCACACGCCAGCGCCAAGTCGGTGTCTACGCCGAAGAGGTGCTGGCCGTCTATGCTCCGTTCGCAATGGGCGTCATCACCAACATCACCAACGGCTGACCGACTTGTCCGACCTGATAGCGCTTCGGGCCATGTTCGGCCAGGACGAGGCCAATCACGGGACCGTGCGCTATCGCGTCGGACTGGACGGCTTGGTTCTCGTGCCGCCCGAGGTTGCAGTTAGCTTGGTCAATAATGGTGGGTTTGCTGTGGTAAAACCGATTGCAATGGGGCCATCGAAGCCGCGACCGGGCGATCTGCCGTGTAACGCTCTGGTGCGATTGCATCATGATACCGCAGGCGCTTGCAGTTACGACGGCAGTCAATATCGAGCCGATAAGAATGGGGACTTTCTTGTACCGGCCGAGGCGGTAGCGGATCTGACGGCGCACGGTTTTTTCCCGTCAGGCCGGGACAAACGCGACAAGAGCGAGCATTCAAACCCTTAAAAGCAACGCCCTAGGGGCGAACCGCTAAACACCTGCGCTTGCTCGGGAGTACGACAATGTCGAGGATCGACGAGGCTGTCTACGTCGATATCGTGCGCCAGGCGATCAAAGCGATTAATCCGACGATCGCCGACGCTGCAATGGCCCATGGGTGGCCTGCAGCACTCGACGCCGTCAGCACGATTTTGATGTCGCTGCTGATCGCTGCGGTTGGCGCTGACGAGGCGCGCGCGGCTTGCGGCAAGATGTACGAAGATGTCGCCCGGCTCGAGCGCGCGTGGGCGCCGGTTGTAGCTCGGGCGATGGATGAAGTGCCCGGAGGGCGAGCCTGATGGCATATGGCGACTTGACGACTTTGGCCGATGTCAAGGCGTGGCTACAAACCGGGCAAAGCGCCTTTCCCCCGACCGACGACGTGCTGCTGACGAGGCTGATTACCGCTGCGAGCCAATACATACAGACTTGGCTGAACCGTCGCATTGCCGTTGCCGACTATCTGGAAGTGCGTGATGGGACCGGCGGCCAGCGCCTTCAATTTGGCTGCTTTCCGGTCTGCGCCGTTTTATCGCTAACCATAGACGGTATCGCGATCCCGCCTGCGCCACCGCCTTCACCCAGCACTGGCTTGACGGCTGGCTATCTGTTTTCGTCGACGGAGTTAGCTGTCCGCGGCTATTTCTTCACCCGCCGAGTGCAGAATGTCGCCTTTTCGTACACAGCCGGTTATATGACGACGCCCCCGGAGATCGCCCAGGCCTGCATCGAGCTTGCGGCCCTTCGCTATCGCGAGCGAACGCGGATTGGTGAAGTTTCGAAGACAGTCGGCAGCGGCAAGACAGTCAGCTACTCGCAAAAGGATATCAGCGCACCGATCTCGACATTGCTTCAGCAATATCGAGTTGTAGCCCCCGTTGCCGCCTATTCGGTGATAATGGCGCCGACCGCAACCGATCCGGCGATTGTCGCGGGCGTATTGTGATTTCTACTAAACTGATCGGCAATGACGCGGCGCTCGATCGTCTGAACACGATCAGAGACGCCGCTAACCAGGGAGTAGCGCGAGCGATCGCCAAGCTCGGCGCCGATCTGCGAAATAGTATTCAGCAGAACAAGTTGAGCGGCCAAGTTTTGCATGCTCGCAGCGGAGCGCTTAAACAAAGCATCTCTGTTCGGGTGGATCGAAGCGCCACAACGGTCAGCGCGACCGTTTTCAGCGATCTCGACTATGCCGCAGCGCAGGAATACGGGTTCAGCGGCACAGTCGACGTACGGGCAAGCCTGCGCCAGATCAAGGAAGCATTTGGCCATCCGATCGCCGCCCAGACAATAGGGATTGCCGCACATAGTCGGCGAATGGATCTGCCCGAACGTTCGTTTTTGCGCTCGGCACTTGATGATCTGACTCCAGATATCAGCGCCGGCGTCGCGGATGCGTTGCGCGAGGCGTTGGACTAATGATCGAACGTGAACTGATTTATTCGGCGCTTTGGGCTTTAGCTTCGCGCGCGTGGTCCTTTGCCAGCGCCAATCGCCGCCTACGGCATTGGTCCGACGTGTCGCCGGCCGAACAGCCGGCTCTGTTTATGAGCGAAAAGGGCGGGTACGCCGCTGTCAAGGCGTTGGGCGCACCGATCGTCTGGACGCTGTACGCTGATTTCTACATTTACGTACATGCGAGCGATCCCTACGCAGCGCCGGCGGCGATCCTCAATCCGCTGCTTGATTCGCTCGAACGCGCTTTGGCGCCGGCGCCGGCAACCGGGATCCAGAATCTGGGGCTGCCTCAATTGGTTCAGCACACTTATATCGCCGGCAAGATAGAAACCGATGAAGGCGTGCTCGGGGACCAGGCGATCGCGATCGTTCCAGTCGAGATCCTGTGTCTGTGAAGGCGCGCGCTACCAGGACACCGGATATTTCTATCCTCCAGGCCGGCGCCGTCACAACTGGGTTCTCGTCGATGGGGCTCATTGGATGCGCTGAGCCGGTGCCGGTGCCGAGGTGCTGAATGCCCTTAATGGCCAGACGCATTTCGCAGACATTGGACCGGCAACTGCGGTTGCGGCGCCCAAGAACGACGATTTTCACGCTTCGATAGTGCGCGGGATCGAAACGGTCTTAATCACCGGTACCGCCATATCCCACACCCGGGCTAGCATCCGCCAAAACCTCCGCGTCCCCGCTGCCAAGGCGATACGGGCCATGGTCTATCGCGGAGCTGCCGGTCTCAAAAAGGAATTCGACGACATGAGCGACGATCGCGAAGCCGCACCGGTCCTGGCGCAGTCGCCCGGGCAAACCGACGACCAGCTTGGTGAGTTGATTGAGCGCTGGTGGATGGATCATTTTCCCGGCTCGGCTGTCGCGCGCGACACCGCGGCCTGGAATGCGGCCCATGCTGCCAAGGAAGCGTTGAAACGGCTGTTGGTACACCTCCAGCACCTGCCCCAGGCGACCGCCCGCGTCGAGGACAACGATTTGCAAGGGAGTATTTAAAATGCAGCTCAGCTTCGGCTCAGGTGCGCTTTGGGGCGAGCGCACAGACGTTACCGGCTCGGGGATCGGCCCGCGCCAGTTCGGTGTGCTCCAAGACATCCAGATCGATTTCGACTGGACCGACAAGGAGCTCTACGGCCAGTTGCAGTTTCCAGTGGCGATTGCCCGTGGTCAAGGAAAAATCAGCGGCAAGGCAAAGTTTGCGCAGATTATTGGCCTATTGTACACCGATATCTTCTTCGGAGTAACGGCGGCAACGGGCCAATTTGCCGTCTCGGAATTCGAAGCCGCCATCGTCCCCGCGGTAACCCCCTTCACGGCAACAGTGGCCAACGCATCTAGTTATAATGACGATTTGGGGGTCATTTATGCCGCTACCGGCAAACGTTTCAATCGAGTAACGACCCCCTCCGCAGCGGGTCAGTACTCAGTCAATTTCGCCACCGGTGTCTATACCTTCTCGGCGGCCGATGCGAACGCGGCGCTTCTGATTTCATACACCTACAACGTTACGACCAGTGGCAATAAGCTGACCTTGACCAATCAATTGATGGGAACGACGCCGACCTTCAAGGCAACATTTTATACCATGTATAGCGGTCAAGGCACAGCGTTGCGGCTGAATGCCTGTACAGCGAACAAGCTGTCGACGCCGACTAAAATCGATGATTGGACGATCAGCGAACTCGACTTTATGGCTTTTGCCGATGCGTCGGGGACAATCGGCTATCTGAGCACGGTTGAATGATGATGGCGGCCGTCTGCAGCCTGCCGGCGATCGATGGGGGCGGAACGTGATCTCCGGGATAACAGTCACGATGGGCGGGCGCGATTGGACCGTTCCACCCCTGACCTTGGGCCAATTGCGGCTGCTGATGCCAAAGGTCCGCCAGCTTTCCGAAATCGGCGCCCAGATGGGCGAAACGCAGATTGCGGTTTTGGTCGAGATCGTTGCCGCTGCCCTGCAACGCAATTATCCTGACGTGACGGCGGAGACGGTCGAGGACTTGTTGGACCTCGGCAATGCCGGGCCGGTGCTGAACGCGGTGCTGACCGGTTCGGGTCTTCGATCGCGGGCACGCCCATCGGGGGAAGCCTTAGCCCCCGAGCTGGTCTCGGGGGCCACGACTACTTCGACCGCGACGATAGCTGGGGGCATATCTACGGCCTCCTCGCCACCGCCTGTGGATACAGTTATCCGATAATCGACGCGATGACGCTCTTCGATGTCGAAGAGCTGACGCGTTACTGGATAGACCACCCACCGCTGCATCTAATGGTCGCGGCCTATCTCGGTATCGATAAGGCCCGACGCAGACGCGCGGTGCCGCCGAGTCTAAAGGCTGCACCGGAGGCAGATCCCGACCCCAAAATTGTGCAGCTACTTGCCGATTTGGGCCCAGCATTCGCGATCGGCGACGTCCACAGAGGGCTAAGCCCTGTCGTGCTCGATTTTACCGAGCTGCGGCGGAGAAGCAAGATCGTGGGCTGATCATGTGGGGCATGGCGGTGTAGCGAAAATCGGGGCGCTTCGGAGCGCCCTTTTTTTGTCGAGAGGACGGCGTGGCGGATATCGAAACCAGTGTTGCCATTACCGCACAGACCGACGACCTCCAGTCGGGAATGTCGGCCGCGGCTGATGCGGTAGAGGCAGCTACCGGGGCAATGAGAGCCCAATTTGGCGATCTCGGCGCCGCCGCGCAGCAGGCGCAGGCTCATATCGGCGCCGCGGCGGCGCAGATCGGGTCAACGGTCAACGCATTACAGGCCAGGACAGCCAGCCTTGTCGGGGGCGTAGGCGGGGCGACCAATCAAACCGGCAATTCCTTGGGCCAGTCTCCAGGGATCTCCGTGAGCCAACGAGGCGGGGCAGGAAGCGGCGGTACGACAAACCGACTCCCAACCTGGCGCACAGAACTGCAAGGTCAACTTGCAGCAGAGCAATCGTTCTTCAGCGATTCGAAGGCAGAGGAGCTGGCATTTTGGCAGGACAAGCTGGCGCTGACCGAAGCAGGATCTAAAGAGCAGCTTGCAGTCGAGACCAACATTTATCAACTCGAAAAGCAGCTCGCGGTGCAGAACGAGCGGGATACGCTCGCCTCGCTCGCTGCCGATGGAAAAGTCACGGATGCCGCTTATACCCAAAAGAAAGCGGCAATCGAGCAGCAGGTCGCGCTAGGTAAAATCTCGAGCGCCGAGGAGATCGCTCAGCTTAAGGACGCGCTCGATTCCGAGTGGGCACTCGAGCAAGATTATTACGCAAAGAAGCTGACCGCTGCCCAGAACGACGCTCAAACTCAGGAAAAGCTCACGGAGCAAGAGGAGCTCGCCTATCAAAAATATCTGACCGACAAGGACAAGCTCGACGCCCAAGCGGTACAGAACAGTCAAAAACAGTGGGAAAGTCTATTACAGCCGATCCAGCGCGCACTGGACACGTCGATCACCGGAATCATCGTGGGCACGACGACTGTGCAGAAGGCTCTGTCCAATCTGGCGCAATCGATTATCGCAGAATTCGTCAGCTCAGTGGTCGGCAGCGTGTTTAACAGTCTGGGGAAAATGCTCGGCGGAAGCATTGCCGGCGGGAGCGGCGGAAGCAGCGGCGACCAGGATTTCTCTGGCGGCATCACCGGCGCCGGCGCGGACCTCGTCGGCGGCGGGCTCTCAGAAGGATTGTTTGGCTCCGGCGGTTTATCCGGGGCTTTGGGTCTTGGCAGTTTGTTTTCGGGCGGTAGCCTTTTTGGTAGCCTGTTCAAAGGAATCGGGTCTTTGTTCAGCTTCGAGCACGGCGGGATAGTGCCATCGGCAGCGGGCGGCTGGATGGTCCCGTCAACATCGCTAGCGATGTTGCACGCCAATGAGATGGTTCTCCCGGCCAACATCAGCCAGGGATTGCAAGGGATGATTGCCGGCGGCGGCGCGGCGCCCAGTGTCAACGCCACCTTTGCCGTATCGGCGATGGATTCGCAGTCGGTCGCAACCTTTTTCAAGAACAACGGCTCGACACTCGTAGCGGCGCTCAACCAAGCGATGCGCAACGGCTCGGTGTTGCGGACGGCGAGCTGATGGCGGTCAACGATGTTGGGGTCTTTCCGTCATTGCCCGGTCTATCGTGGTCGGTCACCAAATCGCCGGTGGCGCAGACGCGCATTCAGCGCGCCGTGTCGGGTCGCGAGTTGCGGGCGATGGATTACCCCTATCCGCTCTACCAGTTCCAGCTCGTCTTCAACTTTCTGCGCCAGACGCCGGGCTACAACGAGCTCAGCACGCTCCTCGGTTTTGTGGAAGCCTGTTACGGCGCCTACGGCACGTTTCTGTTCGACGACCCTGCCGACGATACCGCAACTGGCCAAGGGATCGGCACCGGCGACAGCAGCACGACACAATTCCAGCTTCAGTATGCCAAGGGCGCGGCGGTTGCCTTTGTGCGGCCCATAGATGCGGTTAACGTCCTGAACGCCGTCTATTTCGACGGGATCACGCAAAGCCCTTCGACGTATGGCTGTGCCACGGGGTTAAACTCGTCGGGGCTCGTCACCTTCAACACGCCGCCCCCGTCGGGTGTGGCGATCACCGCGGATTTTACCTATTATTTCCGCTGCCGATTTACCGACGACAGCTACCAATTCGAAAATTTTATGTATCAGCTTTGGCAACTCAAGAAGCTGACCTTTATTTCGGTGTTTCCGTGAAGCCGGCCTCACCGGCCCTCATCGCGCTGCTCAACTCGTCCGAGCAGTTCATCATGGCCGACCTCTATACATTCACTCTGGTCGGCGGCGGAGTGCATCGCTATTCCGGCGGCACGACGGCGATCACGGATACGAACCGTAACCTCTTCGCCCTGGGACCAAAATTCGAGCGCTCAAAGACGCATGTCGTGATTGGCGTGCAGGTCGATGAGTTGGACGTGAAGATCTATCCCGAGCCAAGCGACATGCTGGGCTCGACGCCGTTTTTGCAAACCGCCTGGACTGGGCAATTCGATGGGGCGGTATTGCAGGTCGAGCGCGCCTTTATGTGGCCTAGCTATGGTGCCGTGGTCGGGACGGTGGTGATGTTCGCCGGGCGGATTTCGGACATCGATTGCAGTCGCACGGGTATCGACATGAAATGCCGGTCGCATCTAGAGCTCTTGAATATCCAGATGCCGCGGCGGTTGTGGCAGCCGACCTGCAACCACGTTTTTGGCGACGCAATGTGCCAGTTCGACCGGGTGAGCCTCGCCGTCACCTTCGCGGCCGGGTCGGGCACGACGCAGACGCAGATCGTCGGCGTGCCGAACACCTCGACGCCGTTCACCCAGGGGACGATCGTCGGGCTCTCCGGCGCCAATGCCGGCGAGACTCGCACGATCGCCAATTTCATGGCGGGGCAATATGCCCAGGTAAAGCTCGCGTTTCTCGCCCAGCCTGATATCGGCGACCAGTTTCAGCTGTTGCCGGGTTGCGACCGCAGCCTTGGCACCTGCACCAACACGTTTTCGAACCAGATCCATTTCGGCGGGATGCCCTACATCCCGGCGCCGGAGAACGCGGTATGACGCCACCGGCCGACGCCGTCATCGTCGATTTCGATCCGCACATTGTGTGGGCAATCGCCGCCCTGTCGATCGCCATCGTCGCATTGTTTCTGCTGCTCGCAGCCGTCGCAGGAGAAAATCGGAAATGAGCCCAACCCTGCACGTCTTCACGGCGCGGTTCAACCCGCTGCGTTGGCAGGCGCCGCAGCGACATTTTGTCGATTGGGCGCAGGCGATGCGCGACCTCGGCGCCGATGTCACGGTAGTCGAATGCGCCTATGGCGAGACGCCATTCGCGTGCGAGATGCCCGGCATCGTGACGCATATCGGGGTGCGCGCCGACAGCTGGGCGTGGACCAAGGAATGCCTCTTGAACCTCGGCATTCAGCGCCGGCCGGAGGCGAAATACATTTGCTGGTCCGACAGCGACGTGTTCCCGCGGCGCAACGATTGGGCCGCGGCAACGATCGACGCCTTGCAGCACTATCGCATCGTGCAGCCGTGGGATGCCTGCTACGACCTCGGTCCCGATGACGCGCACGGCGACGTGTGGCGGTCCTTCGCGCGTCAATACGTGCATGGGCATCCGATCGTCGTCGGCGAGGGACAGGACTTCCACAAATTCTGGAAGGGCGGCGGCGGCCAGTTCGACTACCCGCATCCCGGATATTGCTGGGCCACCAAGCGCGAGACGCTGAACCTGATCGGCGGGCTCTTTGAATATGCCGGCATGGGCGCGGCCGATCATCATCAGGCCGTGTCATTGCTCGGCCAGGTCACGAAGTCCTTTCCACGGGCTGTCGCGCCGACTTATCGGGCGATGCTCGAGGCGTGGCAGAGCCGCGCGCGGCACGCGGTCAACGGCCGCGTCGGCTATGTGCCCGGCACGATCGAGCACCGCTTTCACGGCGCCAAGGCCAATCGCCAATACTGGGACCGCTGGCAGATGTTCCTGCGCCATGGCTTCGACCCCGTAACCGATCTGAAGCGAAACACCTGTGGCGTCCTCGAATTTGCCGGCAACAAGCCGGCTCTCGAGCACGAGTGGGATCAGTACCTGCGGATGCGGCGCGAGGACGACAACGCCGCGCCAGCGACGTTCCGCCGACCTGAGCCGCCGCACCGCCCGATCAAGCCGCCGCCGGCGCCCCCGGTATCGCATCCGCATCGGCGCGATCATCGATGAGCGCCAAGCGCGCGGCGGTAGTCGCCGAAGCCGAGAGCTGGCTCGGCACACCCTATCACCACATGGCGCGGCTGAAGGGCGTGGGTTGCGACTGCCTGACCCTGCTCGCCGCGGTTTATGAGGCGGCAGGCGTCGTCCCAGTGATCGAGATTCCGTTTTACCCGCCGGACTGGCACCTGCACCGCGGGGTAGAGCGCTACATGGACGGGTTGCTCGCCTACGCGCATGAGGTTGACGCACCCGCACCCGGCGACGTGGCGCTGTTTCGTTTTGGCCGCTGCTTTTCGCATGGCGCGATCGTCGTGGAATGGCCGAGGATCATTCATGCCTGGCATGCCGCGGGCGTCGTGCGCGGCGATGCGGCCAAGCCGTTGCTCGCCGCACGGCCGCCGCGGTTTTTCAGCCCGTTTGCTGATTTGCAAAAACGCAACCTGAACGGAATGCTTGACTGAATGACCGGTATTCTCGGCGGCGGTGCGGAAGCTAAGAAAAAGAATGTCGCCGCGGCGCTGCGGTTTCAGGCATCGACGCCGGGGGGCGCCATCCCCCTCGTCTACGGCGCGAACCGGCTCGCGATTAACCTGCTCGATTACCAGAACTTCAATTCGAACGCGACCGGGACCGGCAAGGGCAAGGGCGGCGGCGGGTCAAAAGCCGCCGGCAAGGGCGGTGGCTCGCAAGTCATATACGCCGTCGATTTTATCGCCGGGGTGTGCCAGGGGCCGATCGCCAATTGGGGCTTGGTGTGGTTCAACAAGACGATCACCACCTTGCTCGGCGGGTTGACGCCCTACGCGCAATCGATCGACGAGCAGCCGGGGGCCGACGGCCAGCCATCCGACAGCAATTGGCGGGTTCCGGCGACGCTGCTCAATTATTCCGGCACAGCATGGTTCGACGCCATCCAATACCAGCTCGGCCAGAGCCCGGCCCTGCCGAACTTCAACGTCGAAATTTATGGGCTGGAGTCGGGCACCGCGCCCAACGGCTATGACGCCAACCCGGCTCAGATCGTCATCGACCTGCTGACCAACGACAGGTATGGCGCCGAATTCCCGGCCGCAAATCTCGACACTTCAGGGAGTCTTACCGACTACGCCAATTATTGCAACGCTGTCGGCTTTATGCTGGCGCCGGTGTACGACACGCAATCCGCCGCCTCGAACATGCTGTCGGAGATCACCGCTGCCACCAACAGCGCGATCGTGTGGTCGGGAGGTCTGCTCAAGATCATCCCCTACGGCGATCAGCCGCTTTCGTCGCTGTGGACGCCGCTCACCTTTTTGGGCGAGCTGGTTCAATACGATATCGTGTCGGTGACGATTTCGGGGTGGTTCGGGTCGGTCACGATCACTCACCAACTGACCAATAACGACATCGTCAGTTACGCCGCGGCGGGAGCCGGCGTCGCGACAGCGATCACCGGCAACGGCACGTTGACCGATCCCGGCAACGGCACACTCTCGGCCAATGGCATATATGCCTCAGTGACCCCGGCCGGGCTGATGATCGTACAAATTCAGAATACCAGCCAGCCGGTCGCGATCTCGGTCAATTGGAACCACGTCGGGGGCGGCTCGGAAACACTGAATGTCGGGTCGCCCGCTGGCCCCTACGCCTGGACGCCGAATACGACGCCGATCTACTCGCTCGGCGAAAACGATTACATCGTTCAAGAATCGAGCGTTGGAACGTATCTCGGGGTGACGCCGGGTGGCCCTGCCTTGCGTATGGGCGCCGGCCCGATCACCGGCGGCTTTACCGACGATCCGGTTCATATCACGCGATCGGCTCCAGCCGACGCGATGAACATGGTTCAGCTTGAAGTCAAGAACCGGGGCATGTCCTATGCCACCTCGGTTACCGAGGCATTCGACCAAGGCTCGATTGATCTTTACGGCATCCGCCGCGACACGTCGGTCAAGGCAAACGCAATCGTCGACCCGTATTTCGTCGCGACGATCGCGGCGCAGATCGTGCTGCAACGCCAGCTTCTCTACCGCAACACCTATGCGTTTCAGCTTGGCTGGAAATACGTTCTGCTGGAGCCGATGGACCTCGTGCAGATCACCGATCCGTACCTCGGCGCACAGGCGATCACAGTTCAAATCACGTCGATCGAGGAAGACGACGAAGGTACGCTTTCGGTCACCGCCGAGGATTGGTTCGGCACCCCGGGTGCTGTCATGTACCCACCGCCGGCGCCGATCACGACCTTTGGCGGCGTGACGATGCTCGGTTTCGGCGGCGGCACAGCGACGCCCTATCCGAAGCAATCGGGCGCATCGGAATCATCTTCGCCGAATTACGGGCAGGCTGCACCCTCGGTCAACACGCCGTTCATTCTGGAGCCGACGGAAGAACTTCTCGTCGCACAAGGCCAGACCTCGCCCTACATCATCATCGGGCTGTCGGGCGGCCCGGCCGCGACATACAATCCAAATTGGGGCGGCGCCGGCGTCTATGTCTCGCTCGACGGCGACACGTTCGGGAAATTCGGCGAATTTGTCGGCCGCTCGACGATGGGCTACACGACCGCCGATTGTCCGGCGAGCGGGACATCGCTCCCAGTCGATCTGGCGGAAAGCAACGGCAGCCTCAACAGCGTCTCCGCACAGCTCGCCGCGAACGGCGCCTCGCTGTGCGCGGTGCGGACCCCCGCCGGTCTTCTCGAATTCCTCAGCTACACGACCGCGACGCTGACCGGCGCCAATCAGTACGCGCTGACGGGTCTTTATCGCGGGCTCTATGGCACCTACGCGATCGACCTGCCGGCCGGCTCGCAATTCCTGTCGCTCGGCTCGGCATCGTTCTTTTACGAGGTGTTGCCGACGCAGTTTGTCGGCCAGGTGCTCTATTTCGAGTTCCCGGGTTTCAACACCGTCGGCGGCGGCGCGCAGACCCTTTCGGAGACAACGATCTACAGCTATGTCCCGGTCGGGTCATCGGTCATACCGGGGACGTTCCCGGTGGCGGTGGTCAAGGACCATCTCGCTCCGTGCGAGATCGCCTCGGGCACGACACGGCGCGACAGTCCGTTGCCGATCGAGGATGAACGGTATGTCGTTGTGACCGATCAGCACCAGCCGATAGAGCAGCGCCGTCTCGTGCAGCAAGACGACGACAATCCGCTGGAAAGCAGTTGAGCGCGATGGGGCCGGGACCAAAACGATCACCGGGCGGTGAAAACATGCTCGGCTAAGGCTAAAAACGAAGCTATTGATCAGTGTGACGACTCTATTTAACTTTAATCGATTTACCTCGACATTTCGAGTTGAAATGATCTGTCAGTAGTTTCTGTCGCCATGAGAGATGTAGTGTTAGTAGATATGGTGCCGACCCTAATCTCCTCGGCACTGGCGCATACGACCTTTGCTGATCGAGGTGTGCCTTTTTTAGTAAGCAGCTGGAGGCCAGGACAGATGTCGAGATTCTGGAATTTCGTCGACAGGCGCGCGATCATCGTCAATGATGGAATCGTCGCGACCGTAACACTGGTATTGATGAGTTTCCTCGCGATTTGGTTGGGTGGGTGCGCCCAAATAGGCCAGGTCGTGGCAGACGATGCACAGAGTGCAACGACCCTTGCCGCGGCCGTCGGGGACTCTGCGGGAGTCGCCTGCTGGCCGGTGCTAGAGGCAACTGGAAACGCCATTTCGGCGGCGGGCGATAAGCCGGGTATATTGGTTGCAATCGAGGCGAAGCGCGCGGTGCAATTAGCGCTGCAGAACACGACTTGCCAGCCAGTCTGGGCCGGAGTGTTGGCAGAGTTGCTCAAGGCCACCCCGGTAGCGCCTTTTGTTCCTTGATGGTCAAACCTCGATTCTCTCCGGAGATCAACTTCGGCCATCTATTGCAGGCAACAGTCCTGCTCTTCACCGTCAGCGGTGGCGCGGTGACGAGCTACATCAGCCTGCGCGCAGACATTGAAAATCTCCGTTCTGAAGTGGACGTCCAGCTCGCGTCGCATGAACTGCGGATCGCTGCCGCCGAACAAGCCCTTGAGCAGCGCCGAGTCGATGAGCGCGACTTTCAGGGGGAGATGCGTTCCGCTTACGAGTTATGTATTTCAATATGTTATGGGAATTGTTGGCTTCTACCCATCATCCCG